AAATGATATCGTTATCATCTAACTTGTCGCTGAACTCCCCGAAGTACACAGTCTTTATCTGTGGATGCGTTTCTCCGTAGTTCTTTATCTGTGTTATGATTTGATTTAAGGTCATTTTTTTTAAGATATGTTTTTAACTTCTTTTGGTTTTTTAAGTTAGCTTGTTTGCTCATTCATTTAGTTTTAGTCCAAACAAAAAGGAGGGTTATTCCCTTGATAAATATCTCTATACAAAGGTTTTTTGTCGAATGGTCCACAGCATCCATCATCCCCAAGCCATATACTTGCCCTGTAGGCATCGTTATCTGGCTTTATTGCATCTATACCACTACCAAAATTTAAGTATTGAGGGTAAAGATTTTGATTTTCTTTAAGGTATTTAATCAGTCTTTGCTTGTAGAACTCTGCTCTTGACCTATATCTATTGCTAATATCAATTAAGTCCTGCATAGAAGGTAATTCAGTATTGTCTGAACTTTTCCTAACAAGACCTTTGTTATAAAACTGATAGCTCAAACCCTGTGGTAATTCAGATAGCACATAATTTATAAGTGTATCTGATATATATCCACTAAGTAAAGTTTCTTCATCACAAGTTAGGTTGCCACATTCAAGACCTTCTTGCAGTCTTAAATATAAAGCACTACCCAAAGCAGGATGAATAAACATATCCTGTGCCGTTTTAATCTCTGGCTTGATAAGTTTTTCATCCACGTTGTTATGCAGACCGCTTAGTTCCTTAATTGAATCTACTGATATAAAAAGTATATTTGCACTCATTTTATTTGCGTGTTACTACGTTAGATTTCATAAATAAATGTATAATTTTCTGTTTTATTTCTTTTTCCTTTTAAACACATATTAATTGCACATCTATTTATATTTAATTCTTTAGCACATATGCTTTGTGCATAATATTTTCCAATAAATTTATCATTTTTAAAAACTAAGAATGGTTCACAGTTTTTTGATATTGCTATTTTTTCTTTTGATTCTTTATTATGATTTTTACCTATTCTTGGATTATTTATATTTATATATGATTTTGTCTTTAATGATAATATTTGTTTTGTTATTTCAGAATGGTTTTTACCTAAATTATATTTATTGTTTAAATTTTTTATAGATATTTTTTTTCTTCTTTCATCTGTAAATATAACACCTAATCCACCTTCTCCACCATCTGTCATATTTGATAATATGCCTGTATTGTTATTTTTTCTACCATATAGATTTATAAATTCTTTTTCTTTTATTATAGCTTCTTGTATTGTTAAATTATCTAATAATATTTCAACTTCATATTTAGTATTATTTATAATAGAATACCAATAATTATTTCTTTTTTGTTTGCTATATGCTCTTTTAAAAGTAGTATCACTACCTATTCCAATATAGAATGGTTGATTTTTATCTAATCTGATATGTCTATATAAATATGGCATTATTTACGTGTAACAACATTGCTTTTCCACAAGTGCCTACAAAAGTTCCTGTGGTTATTAGTTCCCGGTAAAGTGTACCATCCACCACCTCTGGTAAATACATCATAACCAAGCCTTGCACTCATAGCTTCAATCTCTGACCTGCTATAAAGTTTATTTGTAGTTTTAAAGTATTTACAAAACTGCCTTGAACTACTTAAATCAGAATCATTAAACCCCTGCCGCCACTCATAAGAATAACGAATAAGAAATTCAGTGGTTGAAGGTTTAATTTTTTCTACTATCTCACTAATTGGTGCAGTTAGCTTTCTTTCTATAATCTCACTCTCATCATAGCCTTCGCCAATGGTAGTAATTTTAGAGCTTATAAAGCCTTTCTTTTCTAAGTCTGTTAGTATTCGTTTAACCACTCCCACATCTTCCTTTAATGTGTCTGCAATAACCTCTGGTGTGATTCTTTTATCCTTTGTTATTAGGTCAAGAACATTTGATTGAAGCTGTGTAACATCTGCAAATAATTCTACATCTGCAAAGTGTTCTTTTTGTTTCCAAATATGGAAACTTTCTTTACTATCTCCAAATCCATCAAGGTCTGCAAAATTAAATTGCTCTGACATCTCTACAGCTACATCTGTTGATTCTATACCTTCGCCACCTTCTTTTGGTGCTAATGCTATTAAACTTCTTAACTCATTAATTGTAAGGGTATTCATAACCTTAGTAGCAACCAAAGGAGAAAGGCTATTAATAGCATCAATGATATCTTGATTACTTGCAGTTTCTTTAACTTCTATTTGTGGAAGTCCTACTTTATCCCTTAGTTCATCTTTACTCATTATCTGCAATAGTACAGCTTCAGACAAATCAATTCCTATAGGTTCTGTAGGTATTAGTTTTAAATCTTCTTCATATCCGGCATATCCTGCTAACATATTAAAGTTAGCTTCCAAGAACATTTGCTTACTATTAACGTAAGTATTTTTAAATATCTCGTACCCATCACGCATTTCACTACGACTGCCAAGACTTCCTGCCTGTGCAATACCAAAAATTGAAGGAGTAGTAATCTGATGTGCAGAAAATATGTTAGTCTGGATGATAGTATCTACATTACTAAAATCTTCTTTAGTCAAATCACTTTGCCCTAAATCATCAACGATTGGTTTTCTTGAAGCATCGTTAACAAAAGCTAACATATACTTTATACCATCTGCACCTGTATATGTATTTTTAAACTTCTTATGTATTACAGTCTGTTCATCCGGAGAAGGTTCGCCATTGGGTAGTGTAATTAACTTACTTGCACTAAATCCTGTCTTGGCATTACCTAAAATATGTTTAGATACTTCTATATCTGATTCAACATAATTTAACCCACCGAAATAACCCGGTAAGGTGTAGGTTTCCATATTTGGTCTGTACTCTTTTAGATACAATATCTGTTTACCTGTTGGGTTTCTTGGTTCAAAAGCAGGGTAAACTTCGTACTTCTCTTTAGCATCTCTCCAATCTTTTTTATACCAGAACTGTGTGTTGTCTTTATTTGTTCTAAACTTAGTATAATCACAATGCCACACCTCTGCTATCTTGCCACTTGTAGACCATATAACCTCTAAATAAGCACCTCCGAATATTTCTATATCCAAAGATACCTTTCTGGTAACATCATCTAAATTCTCGCTTCTATTAGGGTTATTAACAAACCCTTCTGCACCCTTCCATCCATTACCTGTAATGTAATGTACTTTGGATTTAATAATAGATTGATGCTTACCAGACTTATTGTAAAGTTCTACCAAATAATTAGGGTAGTCGTTCCTGTGTCCGTATTGGATATATCCTTCGCCTTTCTTTTCAATATATTCAGGCTGTTTTGCTTCAGCAAATTGTACTACGAAAAAATTGTTCATTGTCTTATTTTAAATTTATCAGAAGGACTATATTCTGTATAAATAGTTTCCGGTTCGCTTAATATCATTACTCCACTCTCTAACAAATTTAATCCTGTAACATCTGTGTTCTGTGTACTTGTTTGCTCATAGACAGAATAACCCCATTGTCCATTCAGCTTTGTAGAAAAGTAAGAATCTACTTTAATACTAAACTTGTTAAACCTTTCTTTAAATAAAGATAAATCTTTAGCATTAGTCAATATAAATTTAACATCATAGTTAGTAGTCCTATTCGTAAACACAAATAAATAGTTAGGTGCAGATAATAACTGCTTTTCTGTAAGAGTTAAAATAACATTTGCAGTAGTTCCTTTGATTAGTTGTATCACACTTATAAATGTTCTTATTGATGGAATTTAACAAAAATGCCCCACCATAAAGGCAGGGCATCCACATAATTCATTTAACCACTAAGAACCGGGAGTTTGTAAGGCTAAAGCAACAGTAGAGTTTACCTCTGGTGCAAGGGCATCTTCTTTACCTGTGAAGGTCAAAGTATATCCGCTTCTATCGCCTTCAGCAGCACCACTTTGTGATGAACCTGCTGTAATGTCAAGACCTCTTTTAAGACCAAGAAACCAATACTTGCCGTTGTTATCTTTAGCGACAACATCTAAAAGATTCTTCGCTAACAAAAGAATTTCATTCCTTGTATTAGCTTGTAGTTTGTTTAAAATAATTGTTAGTTCTTGTTGATAAAAGATAGTTCCATTCTCAACAGAAGCATTAATATTCTCAACAAAACTTGAAGTACCTTTAACTAAATCATATTTGTAAAATCTTTTTCCAGAACCTTTAACAAGTGCAGTAATAACACCACTTGCTTCTGTATAAGATGTTACATCTGCTGATGCAATAAAGTAAACTTCGGTGATACCACCTAAAGAATCTTTACAGTCTAAGACGTAATTTTGAGTTAAAGCACAAGCCATAGTTGTATATTTAAAGGGGGCTTTTTACACCCCCATTATTAATTAAAGTGCGAAGAAAGCAATCTCGTCTGGGAACGCAACGTTCACACCGATTTTGAACTTAGCTACGAAACGAACAATGTCAGCTTCTTTAGCGTAGAACAACTCAAACTTTTCTTCTTCGTTAAGCAAGTCAGTTCCCAAGAACATATTGCTCAATCTCATAGCATAAACTTTGTTACTTCCGTTAAGACCTTGAACAGCTACAACTTTGATAAGTGTACCCGGTAGAACGAACTCACTATCAGCCTTTACATCAATAGAGTAATGGAACTGATTTGCATTTTTAAGAGCAATAGTATAAGTTCTGAAAAGGTCTTGACCACAGAAGATAGTCATATCATCTTCAGCAACAACTGCTGAAGGGATAGCCTTGTAAACTGCATCAAATACTGCGATTACGTTAGCAGCAGTGATTGAAGCTACAGGTCCACCAGAGATATAAGCAGCATCGTTAGCAGCTACAGAAGCAGATGCATCAGCAATCAACTTAATCAATCCGTTGAACTTGTTTAGGTTACCATTTGCAGAACCTGTGTTACCATTCCATAGTGCAATTTCAATTTGAGATGCAATTCTCTTAGCTTTCTTTTCAGAAAATTCTTGCTCAAAAGGAATGCTGTCATACATAGAACCGGTAGGAAGTGCTTTTTGCAAGTACTTCGCTTCAAGGTCAGCAGGACAGATAGCTTCCATAACTGCAATTTTTCCGACAGTTACAGTACGCTGTGTGAATGAAGTTGTACCAGATGCGTTAAATCCGCAAGTACCACCTGCTTGAAAGAAAGCATCGGTGTCCATAATATTAATGGTTTCAGAAGATTTAACTCCTACCATTACGTTACCTGCACTCTTGATAAGAGAAGCAGTCTTAGCACCAAGTACAGAAGAAGTAACGAGCAATGCTTCGTTTTGTTCTGTATAGTCAGCCAATGAAGATACATTAAATGCCATTTTATTTAGTTTTTATTGTTTAAAATTGCGTTACGATATTTATTAATCCTATCAAGTTTGATGTCTTTTGAATCTTCAAACTTATAAGACTGTGGCTTTTCAATCGGATTGGATGAAGGTACTTTAGACATAGCTTCAATCAACTCAACCACTTGTGAAAAACCATCTTTAGTTTTAGCTTCGATTGCTGCAAGTCTATTTTCAAGTGCAACTTTCTCTGCCATCAATGCTTCAAACTTAGCGTTAAATTCAGCTTCCATATCTTCAGGCTTTTTACCTGCTTCAATTTCTACTTCAATAGCATCTTCTTTAGGTTTAAATTCTGTGATGATACCACCAACAGTAACTATTTTGCTGCCATCAGCAAGTTCGTGTTCAGCATCTGGTGCAGCAGTACCATCTTCAAGTACAACTTCTCCACCTACTTCAAGGGCAGAAATCATAACCTTAGTTCCATCCATCAAAGAATATTCAGCCATCTCGACTTTGCCTTCTTCAATAACTTCTTCTGGTTTCTTGTCCATAGGCACTTCTTCAAATAGTGCCTTAATTTTTAGTATCGCTTCTTTTGGATTCATACTTTTGTTTTAAATGTTTATTAATTAATTAGTTTATCACTTAACAGATGAAAGGATATTATAAATACTTTCCAATAACTGTTGGTCTTTATTCTTTTGCTTTGCGTATTCAAATACACCCTCCACACTAAACCCTTTTACTTCTCCGCTTTTTACCTTCTCCCAAGCATCGTCAGAATCTACTTTAAAGCTACCAAACCACGAACCCTCTGGTGCATCTTCAAATCCTTTCATTGGTGCTATGCCCCTTGAACTATCTGAAATAAAAGATTCAAACATAACCATATCTTCTACCTTATAATCTGGGTTATGCTCTACGTTTACATTCGCTTGGTAACCTTTCTTAAAAAACTTTTGAACAATTTTGAGAATAGTATCTTTAGAAATAGTAATATAATAATCCCCAAGCTTATCATCACTCCTAAAAATTGGCGTATCAGCCAACATAAGAGGACCAGAAATAATACGCTTTTCTTCAGATATAATTTCAAAATTAACTTTTTCTTTAAACGCATTCCAATTACGCTGTATGGCAGGTCTTTCAACCATTGCCACGAAGCTAACTTCTGCATCATCATTGACATCTTCGTTAATCATTAATTCGTAAATAGGAAGTTCCATACCTTATAAATGTTTTAATTTGTTTATATTATCAATTAAACCTTGCTCTCTGTTGTATAGCTGCTATTCTCTGCTGTGATGATGTAACATCTGTTTCAACTACGTATGCCCTCATTGATTGATTGCCTATAGCATTAATGCTACTTTGATTTAATTGTGTTAACTGTGCCTGCTCCCCTAAAGGCTGAATTGGTGCAGCAGAAGATGCCGATATTAAACCACCTCCTCCGCCACCGCCTACAGTTCCACGACCTTTTGCAGAAGGTACTTTAGTGCTAATAATCTTTTGTACGTTTACTAATCCTGCTGCAATAGTTGCTGCTGCTGCTATTGGACCAAACACACCACCTTGTGCTATTGCTTTTGATGCACCCAAGTAAGTATTTATAATAGCTTGGCTTATTGAAATAGCTTTACCTGCTACACTATTCTGGTCTACTAATCCACCTATAATATCCAATGTTTGCATTGCATACATAGTTTCAGACTCTTTCTTTTCTCTTGCAATTATTTCAGCTGCTTGTGCATTTTTTTTATCTAATAATATTTTTTCATTAGATATTTTTATATTTTTTTGTTGCAAATCTTCTTCTTGTTGAAATAATCTTTCAACTTCTTCATCATCATCTTTTTGTTTTTTTGCAGCTGCTTTATCTGAATTTTCTTGTGCTTCTTTTTGTAATTTTGCGACATTTCTTGCAACTTCTGCACTATTATCTTTTTGTACTTTAGTTTCCTTTTCAACAATATCTTTAACTACATTAGGCTTTTCTTGTAATTTTGTTAATCTTCCTTGTTCTTCTAAATCCAAGACTGCATTCTCATTCTTTAATTCTCTAAATCTTTTAGATTCTTCTTCAGAAAGTTGCCCTGTTAGCTTTAGTTTTTCTCTTAATATCTTTAGTTCATTCTCATTCCTTTGTTTGTTTAATTCATATATTTCTTTTTCTTTACCACCTTGTGCAGTAAGTAGTTTTATCCTTTGGTCTATAGTTTCATTTGCTCTCTCTGTAGTTTTTATAAGTTGTTGGAATCCCCTATCTTGAACACTTGTAATACCTACAAAGTCAGTTACTTTAGTTATTATTTTACCTACAAAATTTGCAAAGGTTTCAAGACCGGGTACTGCATTCAGTACAGCCTTTTTTACTTTATCAAAGTTGGCTGCTATTAATGCTATTCCGATTGCCAATGCACCTATTCCTGTTGCTATTAAAGCACCACGCAAAGTACTAAAAGCAGTAACTACCTGTGTTTTAATTACTGTACCTAATTGTTTAAAACTATCTATACTATTACCAACTTGTTCAAGACCTTCTGATAAAGCCATTGCAGATTGAACTTTTAGTAATTGCTTTTCAAGCTCTTTGCTTTCTCCACCAAATAAACCAATAGCACCTTGAACTGCTGCAAATCCACCTGCTACACCTGCAAGTGATTGTGTTAATGCTCTAAATTTTTGGTCTGGATTAAATGCTTCTGTTAATGCTTTAGCATCTCCTATTCTGTCTTTAAGGTCTGCTGCTTTTTTTGCTGCGTTTACTGCTTCCTTAGATGTAGCCCCAAACTTATCGGACAAAGCAGTTACTTCATTCTGTGCTTCTCGTAATTGTTTCTTTATTGAACCTAAAGATTCTTCTACGTTACCGGTTACATTTATACTTAAATTTAATTGTTCTGCCATTTTAGAATACTTTAGTTATAACTTTTAATAATTCTACCTTGCTTGTCTTATAATCTATAATGCTGTAACCATCCACTTTGTTAAGTCTGAATAGCTGATTATCAATCATTATTAACTTTGAGAAGTCAAGGTTTTGTATGTCTGCTATGTTTAGCAATGCTTCACACTTTAATAGCTTACTATCTTTATCTGTTATCTCTGCCATATAATCTGAATAGTAGGCATTGAATAGGTTAGTAGTTGGATAGGTAGATGCAGTAAAATATAATTCTTTTGGTGCGCCAAAGTTTATGTCATTAGTAGGAGTAAATGGGTCATCTAAATGTCCTGCATATCCGTATGTTGTTTGACTACCTAAAGATGCACCATTAGTTATTGTCCAAGATGTTCTACCTGTAATCTTCTTAGCCTGTAAAATCCTAATCACAAAGTCCATCCTATCTTCCTTTGTGTTATTGTCAGACTTTTTATATATAGCAGGATAAATCTTATCTGTTCCTGTAGCTTGGTATAATGGACTTGATGCAAATATTACTTCCGTACTATCTGTATCTTTAACAAAATCAAATTCGGTGTCGTAAAGCCTATCTGCGTAGCCTTCGTTAAACTTCTTTTTATAGTTGTCATTGTAGAAGTCATTATCTGATTTGTACTTGAAAGCATAATACCTTGCATTAATTTCTGACATTGGCTTTATACCAAGAGGTTTACTTCTATCAATCTTGTTAGACCAATCTATAAAGCTACCATCATAGAAATCTACATAAGGTTTAATGATAAGTTTCTTGCTATCCCATTGGTCCTCGTAAACATAGAGGTTAAACATTTTGCAAATTGATAAAAAGAAATCCCTTTGAAAAATACCAAGTGGTAGAGTATCGTTTATAATTAATGTTTCATTGTACCCTATAGGCACTCTGGTAGATGCTTCTGTTGTAAATAATAAAGCACCTGTGCTAATTCTTATTTGAGTAACATTTGTAGATATACCAATATATATATCATCTCCATTAGAGATTGTTATATTGCTTAGATTAACATTAACTATAAATGATTGCGGATTGCTCGTTACGTTAAAGCTTTTATTGCTTAGTATTGTTGCATTTTTCCAAAGTGTTATATCTACAGTTACAGGAACAGAAGTAGTAGTATTAATAGTTCCACCTACCTGCCATTTAATATTAGTTACTATGCTTCCTGCTGCTGTATATTCTAAAGTATCTCCACCTGTTTTTGTAAAGTTACCTGCTAAAATAGTTGTTAATGGAACTCGTGTAATAGAATTATAAGTTCCATTTGTTGGTCTATAATCCCCTATGTTATTTGATAGCTTAGTTACTACTGATTGATTGTTCGGTATAACAAGCCTATTCATTAAAGAAGTTGTCAGCAAAGGGAAATCCCAAGTGTAACCAGATGCAGTAATAATCTTTTCTAAATACTCCCTAACAAACAAAGCAGGTTTAAACGCTTTAAAGTCAAAGCTAATTTTATCAGTGCTTACCTCACCTGTATCTACTAAAGGAAACAAAACATTGCTACCTGCTATAGTATCCCAACTGTTAGTAATGTTAGTATATGACCAAGCCTTATTATATGCAGAGAAATCAAGTTCTTCTAATTTCTTATTTGCAAGGGCAGTTATAAAGCCACCAAGTTCACCAAATACAGAACATTGATATTCTATTACCTCGCCTGTTCTAACCATTTCTAATAGCCTTAGAATGCCTTTAAACACCTGTATACCATCCACGAAGATTCTACATTGTGCAGCCTTAGTAGCGTTAAAGTTATAACCTACGTTAGGTGTTGCATCATTGGTTAAATTAGCATTACCTAAATCAAAAACAAAACCAAAGATTTGATTGTTGTTAGCTGAACCTGCTATATTTAAAGTCTTACTAAATGATGTGTTCTTGCTGCCAAAGTCTTGTATGTCATCAATAGCATAGGTGAACTCTGTAGGTAAGTTATCCATTAAGTCCAAAGGCTGACCTTCAATAAAGATTTCTGTTTTCATTATCTGAATTGAGAGTTAATAGTTCTGCTTATATCAATGTCTATTTCTACGTTCCAAAGTTTATCCGCTGCAACTATCTTAAAGTCATATTGAGAAGTACTTATAGTAACAGGAAAGTAACCGCCATTGCTTTCAATATATACAGATGTTGATGCGATTAATTGCTGCATCCAATCTGAATCCTGCTGACTAACCCAATCACTTACTAAGTGCATTCTGTTCTTGTGGTTTACAGAAAAAGCTACATTCGTTTCATTTATCCTATTGTAACTATCTGCCAATACCTTTACATTACTTTGGCTTTGCCATTGTGGTTTCTGGAATGTCTGCTTTTCAAAGTTACTTGACCTCTTATTTACTAAGGCAAATTTCATCGTATCGTAACCACCAAGTCTGTTGAGGAAGTGAATGTTATATGGCTGATGCTTTGGGTAGCATTTATTTCGTATTTTAACTGTACGTGATTTAGTTCCTGCTCTGTCCAAGTAAAAGTTGTAACCATAAGTATTTGCATTTATGACCGCTGATGCAGCCCAAGTATTTATATTCGCTGAACCCAAATTAAATAGATTCATTTCATTTAAAGCTATTGTTCCACTCACAGAACTTTGTACCACTTCGCCTTCGCCTACTATTTGTAAAACACCTGTGTAAGTTCCTGCTGTCTTTTTAAAGAAGGTTATAAACATACTTTCGTTTACATCTGCACCTATTGTTAAATCCCTTTCAGTGAGCCAATTATCTTCATAGTTCGTCAAGGTGTTGGTATCGTAATAGCTTGTAAAAGTAGTTGCACCTGTTTTGTAATAGTCTGTAAACATAGACCTGTAACAATTATAACCTGCAAAGTTTCCACTCGCTTGGTTAGTTGTTACTACACCGCTTACTTCTTCGCCAAGTTCTAATTTATAGTCCACGTGCAGTTTATCATTTGATGCCACAAGGATTGAACTACCTGAAGGCTCAAAGTAATTGGTAATGTATGCCCTAACTATAGGACCGGAATTATAGTACCCATACCCACTTGCATCTGGGAATACTTTTGCCCTTGATACCAAAGTATTGTTTACTTTAATATCTACTACAAATTTGAAGTTAGTTGTACCACTTTGATTTGAGGTTAACGTAAACCATATGTCATCGTGTGCCGGTGCATATGCACTCGGTGAATCATTTATTACTGCTGCCATTTATTGAACGTATTTGAATTGTTACTTCTGCGTCTAATGCTTCCGCTAATCCTGCTTGAAAGTTCTTATCAAAGATTATCTTATTAGCTTTATCGATATAGTAGGTTGCCCTTAGACCATTCTTTTTTATGTTAGTAGAGATAGCGTAGGCTAACTTCTTTTTATTCTCTGCATCCCCTACCATTTTTGATAACTTCTTTCTTTTCCTTTCAAGTCCTGTTGTAGCCTTTGGTACATTCCTAACAGATAGGTTAGCCTTCCTAAGCCATAGGAGTATAGCTAAAGCCATCTTCTTATTAGGGTAAGCCGTTTTATACTTATAAGTTCCAGATGCCTTCTTAGGCTTTGTACCACCTCCTACGCCCTGCACACCCTTGTTCACGAAATCATAGTAACCTGCCTGTGCAGAATTCAAAGGATATCCTAACTCTAATGTGTAGCCTGTAGCCGTTGGGTATACTCTTGGAACAGAGATGTCTGCCAATGCACCAGAACTTATAGCTTTAGATTTTTCAAGGTTCTTTTTAGCTTCCTTGTTCCACTCCAATCCATACTGCAAAAGCATAGCTTCAATAACTCCGCCTATCTTTGGGTCTTTGTCGTATTGACTGCTTCCTAATGTTTGCAGGAAATTATTAGCGAATGCTTTAGCTTGTTCTTTGGATATGCTCACACCTATAAATGTGTGATTAAAGCTAAAATAACTGACAAAA